TAAAATTCAATTTTCTGATTTGGCCCATATAATGCCCAGAGCAAAATTCAAAATTATTGATAAAGCATTGCTTGATAAGTTCATCTGTCCATGATTTTTTTATTTCGTATTTAACTCCTAAAAAATCAAGCTCCTCTTTCACCTTTTGTAAAAGTTGATTTTTAGGATTCGTGCTTATAATAATCATAATTGCTCCTTGTTTTCGTAGATGTTGCCGACAACTTCAAAATTTCCGCCATGCGAAAAATTAGACATATAATCAACATTCCAGCGGTCATCGTGTGGTTTCAAACGATAACTTCCTCTTTCGTTATCGTAAAAAACAGTATAAGTGCTATCAAGAACCCGAACGATGTCCCCCTCGAAAATTTCTGTGTTATTTTTGTCAAAGATTCCTGTTGATTGCATGAGTTCGATTTCGTCAGGATATACTGGAATGTCATCATTCGTGATTGAATCATTTAATTGAAGTTCTTCAAGCTCATTGGCAAAGAAGAACATGGTTCTTATCAGCATCATTCTGCCTAATTCATGATGCCATGCTCTATACTTTGGAATCATCTAGCAAATCCTCCTTTTTCACGAAACTACCATCAATCCATAAACCTTTACGATCTTTGATTTCTTGATAGGCTAGTTCAAAACATTCATCAAAATCATATCCTAGATTTTTTAGATAACCAATGCAGCGTACTAGATTGTGTCTGCACATTTCTTTACTAGCAAATCCTTGTGATAGTTGAAACTCACTGATATTTGCATTGATTGAGATTAATGTTTCTGTAATTTCTTTCTTACGGATATTATCGGATTCTTCAAAAATCTGATTCACATCTTCCTTAATCAGCAAGGTTAGACCGACAATCACGACTGCACAATCTCCGATACTGTCCTTAGTTACTTTCTCATTCTTCTTGAGATATCCAGCGCATAGCTCACCGAATTCTTCACTCAGCTTGAGTGACTGCTTATCTAATCGCCCACCGTTTTCTAGATCACGGTCAATAAACCATTGCTTTACATTTTCTAAAGTGTTCATAATTCAATATTATCTCCTATTTCAATGTTTTTATATTTTTCTTCACTCACCACGAAAACATTCCCGTTTACCGTGATAGTGGATAACTTTCCGATTTTTCGTTTTTCTTCAACCTTGCCAGTGATAGTGTATTTGCTATCAGCATGATAAACAAGCAAGGGTTTCTGCGCTTCACGTTGCATGAATAGTAAGCAAGTAGCGACAAGCGGCCAAGCTAGAAGGATGCGAATTAGTGTGTCTTTCATTACCTGGTTTCTCCTGTAATTTCATTCCGCTCCACTCTTAACTTAAAAGTCCTATCATCACCCATATGCGCTATCGTAATTTCTTCACCCCACTGACTTTTTGTGTAAGGGTATCTGTTTGGTCGTGTCATTCCGTTACCTCCTCAATCTCAATGCCAGGACAATCGAATACCCAGCCGAAGCCTGCATCTTCGAGTTCTTTCTTAGTATGGTAAGCTTTTAAATCCGTATAATTTATTTTGTTACTCATATACCAAGTATCTTCATTGATATTATGTTTTAATACCTTAAAATTACTCACAATCCCCTTTATCGTCACCAAATACCGCTTTTCCTCCACCTCGTAGCCGTCAAGCCATGCTCTAGCAAAGAGTTCCATGTTGTCATCTTCCTCGAACCATTCGTCAATTTCTTTGTTTTTATGACTTCTGATTTCAATCATCGCACCAAGTAAATGATAATCATCATCTTTCTTTTGTTCGATGTATTCCGCCACAAACTGCGGAATTTTGACTTTTTCGGGTTCGTCTAGTTGTCTGACTAGACCTAAAACCATTTTCTTATCAATATGTGGTCTGATAAGACCGATATTATCTGGTAGTGCTTCGATTTTTTCAATCAATTCCTGTTTATTCATCTTCCAACTCCTTTAATTCTTTCTGATAGCCTTTTAGCTTTTTCCTCAAAAGATCACGTTCAGCAGAACGAATATGCCTGTATCTTGCTAAGCACGGTTTTTTTGTTTCTTCAATGCGTTGTTCTGTTATTTCGATTGAATGTTTCAAAGCTTCAATTCTAGCTCGTTTAATTGCGTTCATCCACTATCTCCAGCGCTTCTTCTAAACTGCGAGCAACTCCTGCCTTAGCACCTCGCTCCTTAACTACTTCAATGAATTTTTTTTGTTCTGGTCGAACACGACCTTTTTCATTTTTAACTTCGATATAAAAAATCTGTCCATCTGATCTAAAACCATATAGGTCTGGATGTCCTTTTGGTAATCCAGTATCAAACCAACGACCATCCATCATTCTCACTTTTCCTACATTCGTACGAAAAACCATGTGACCAGCTTTAGACAATCCAACTCTAATTTCATTTTGTATTTCTTGTTCTGATTTCAAATTACCTCCTTTTGTTACCGCATTTTATTTTTAAAAAAGTAACCAACAAAACTCAGTCATATCAAGGGTTTTCACTATTTTTTTACCTCAAGGTTACCGTTACAATTACCTTTTCTCTTTATATATATTTTATTTATTTATTTTTTTATTATTTCAATAGAATAGAAAGGTAATAAAGTAACTAATATAAGTTAAACTATTGATACAAAAGGGTTTTGTTTAGTTACCGTAGTACAAAAACATACGGTAACTTAACGGTAAACGGTAACTAGTTCATACCCTGATGTAGCCATTTGGCTTTCATCATCCATCCAAGAAAATCCGAGATAGTGTTTCGGTACATCCACTGAAGGGATGAATTGACCTAAAGGTCTTATTTTTTTCTTAACCCAATTTGCAGGGATATTTTTTGCTAATTGAGTTTCAAATTTACGTTTTGTTAATTTTGTAACTCCTTCATCTCTGCACCATTCCTGATACAACCACCACAAAAACCTTGAAGGGAGGCGCGTGGATTGAAATTTATCAAACCATTCATTGACGAATGCCTTGACCGTATCGTTTGATTCTTTGAAATCTTCTAAGGCTTCAAGTGATGCTTTAGGTTCAATAAATCTATCGAATGAAATTTCAAGGGCTTTCTTCAAGACATATTCCAAGACTTCATCACGATAGATATAATCATCTTTGATTGCCCAATTATCTTCTTTACTTGAAAACGACTTTCTAAAAGGTATAATTCCAAAACGTCTATACGTTCCATTGGTTTTATTTTTGAATCTAGGCAATTCATTTGTAGACTGGATAACTGTTTTTCTAAATACAGTTGTATAAGGTTGTTTGTTTTTTTCCTCGACTAAGACTGGCTCACCAGTCACGACTGAGTTAAAGTTTGAAGATTCATCTACATAAATACCAGCTTGGACATCATCTCCAATGATCACTGTTTTACCTTCAATCATCGATAATGCAAAACGTTCTGAGAATTGATTTAATTTAAGACTTGCTACGTTCCTCATTCCAACAAGATTAGTAATGAGTTGTTGAACTGTACCCTTACCGTCATTCCCCTCACCGACAAACCAGATTGATTTTCGGTAAGAGTAATTTCCATTAAGACTGGCTGAGATAACTTGCCAGATGAGTTCTACAAGCTCTTCATCACCACTCATAAGGTCAAGTAACCAACTATCAATATCCCACCCGTCTATTACAGGGGATTTTGCAAAGTGGTCGTATTCTGTCCCAATAGTTGAGAATGCTACAAACTCATGCGTAAACCCTTGTAGTTTTTTCTCTTTTTTGTCATAAATGCCATTTTTTACCAAGATGAAACGTTTAGGGTCTTTATATGCACCGATTGAGAAATCACATGAAAAACCTTCGTGTTGATTTAATCTTGGAGTAGATGCAAGCATAAAGAGAACGTTCTTTGACTTAGCTTCACTAAAGTTTGGTTCTAGTAACCGAATGATTTTATAAGCAAAACTAGGGTCTTTGTGATAATATCCGTTATCTGGATCATAAATCGCCACACGTTCATTTGGTAGGTTTACGATATGTAAAATCTGCTCCATCCCTTGTGCTACTGCTAATTCAGTTAAACGAGTAGGTGCATTCTTGTTTTCTTCTCGTGTACCATACTGTGTTTCGTTCCACTTCACACTTTCAAGCCAATTCTCTCGATAATTTCGACAAGCTAAGCGAATTTCTCTCCAGTCGTTCGCTTTTTCAATAAACGCTGGGTGTGGTATAACTTTGTTTTTGTATTCTTGCTTCACTGCTTCAATGTTCACTGCCACCTCGTCTATCCATCTCCTTTCTAACCATGCTTTCAAATGTTCTATCTACTTCATCCATTGGTAAGCTGTCTGAAGTATAGTGATTTGCTATTTTTGCAAGTAAATAGACTGCATCTACATCCACTCCCCTCATTAAGAGACCACCAATAAAACTGGCAAGAGCATTGTTTCTACCACCTTTATCACCTAGACCGAAAACGACTTGCTCGAATAATTTTGCGGTTTTACTTGAAAACTCTCCTCGACTGTAATCGGTTGTGAAGTTAAGTGGTTCTTTTGCTTTTTTAGAGGTTTGTAGGATTGCAACTATTTCTTCTGGTGCTTCAGCAATCACATCTGTTGTTTTATCCCAAACATATTTTCCTTTCGGACTATTGCTTGGTGCGACTAATACATAATTGTTTTTATTCGCCTTAATATCAATACCAGGTTTCACACGAATATCTTGACTTAACTCAACCCCTTTTGGTTTTTTAAGAAAGATATGCTTTCCACCACTAGGGGTTGTAGCAGTCAAGGTAGTAGGTATATACTGTGACAATTCCCACTCTTTTAACGATTCATAACCATTCTCTGTGACTGATACATCAATATCAATCACAAAGAAATCGGTTGTTCTTACTGCAATGTTTGCATCTGGTTGTTCATGCCAAAATCTTCTAATCTCATCCTCAGTAAATGTTTTATCTTTGAATTTTGTGATTGCACGTTTACTTTTCTTATCGATTGGGATGACTGAGAAACCTAATTTTTGATAATGAAGGGCATAATCTACCATCCCAACCATAGGCTTAGAATGGGAAGTCTAAATCATCGTCTTTAGTTTGCGATGGTTCAGATACCGTTCCAGAGTAAGCTGGTAATTCAGATTGTTCCATTTTCTTGATATTCAAGTTATCATAGGTCTTACCGTTATATTCTGACTGTTCATTCTTTACTGTCACTTTCAACGTTTTACCAGTGATAAGACCTAAGAATTGTTCAATTGTATTTACTTCAACCCCTTCTGGGATTTTAACTGCTTTAGAATATCGTTGCAAAGCCCACTCTGGATATTGAAGAGTTTGTTTATTGATCCATACTTTATCAAAGATTAGGTTATTACGGAATTTCTGTTGGAAGTCATCACGAATTTTTAAACGAATGTCTAAGAAATCTGTACCACTTTGACTAGCTGCCTGTTCTGCTTGAGCTACGACTACTTCGTATGTTCCGTCTTCGATAGATGAAAATTGTTCTGCTGCTTCATAATTTACTGAAAAAAGTGCCATGTTTATTATCTCCATAAATTTAATTCTTTTTGCTTGTGCCACATCCAACCTGGTTTGTAGCCATTGAGTTTACGGAACGCTTTAAGTTCCGATAAGTTCTTACATCTTGTGTATCTTTTACCGTAGGTCATTACACGACGATACACAATCGCTTCTTCTTTTTTGACCTCTATCTTTTCGCCTTGAATGGTAATAAATTCCATTCCTTGATTGATTTTTTCTAATTGAACATCTGATTTCTCGCGTTCAATATCCTCAATCGATTTCTTTTTAATCACTTCTGCATTGCAGTATGGACAATGACCGTCTTCTAATTGGTCTCTCCAAAATGTTGCAAAACACTCTTCACAAGTTACTGTTGACCTCTCAGATGTTTTCTTTGTTTTCTTTGTGCCATTAAGAGTCCAATCTCTATCATCGTTTGGTAAGCCATGTCTAATATGATTACCTACGTGATCAATTAAAATTGCACGCTTGCCATCTCTTGGATTTAATGCCCTCATAGCAAATTGAAGATATAAGGAAAGTGATGCAGTAGGTCGTAACATAATACAAACATCCACATTTGGTAAGTCAATACCTTCTGTAAACAGATTGACATTAACCATAATAGTCAACTTACCCTCTCTGAATGCTTGCATAAGGCTCTCACGTTCGCTCTGTGGAGTTTTTCCACTGACTACTCCTGATTGGTAGCCTTGCTCAGAAAATCGCTTAGAAACCCTCTCAGCGTATTCTACGCTATGGGTATATACAATAGCTTGTTTTCCTTTTGCTAATCGTTCGTAGTGGTCGATATAATCACCGTATTCTGTTTTAAAATCAAGTGCTTCATCGACTGAGTGGTTAGTAAATTCTCCAGAACGTTTTTTAAGTTTAGCCATATCCAGTAAATTTACTGAATAGTAATCAAACTCAGATATATTTCCGTGTTCTTGTAACCAACGGATTGACTTTCCTACAACTAAATCATCTGCTAGATCATGAAACCCAGATCCATCCAATCGGATTGGAGTTCCTGTAAAGAATAATTGAGTTGCATTTGTGAAGTGATTTAAAATTGTCTGATACTGTTTTGCTTTAATGTGGTGAGCTTCATCTACAAGGATTACATCAACCTCAGGCAGTTTATTCAATCTACGTACAATACTTCCAACCGTTCCGATAATAACGTTGTCTAGGTTCACTCCTCCACGATTAAATGTTTCGTGGACTTGTTCATTGATTTCTTTTCTATGGCTGAAAAATAGAACTTTTTTATTTTTATCAGTTGCATTTTTAGCTATGAAAGACATCACGACTGTTTTCCCTGAACGTGGTGGTGACTGTACCATGATTTTACGATTACCTGCCTTCATGGATTTGATAATGTCAATTATCAGTTCCTTCTGGTAATCCCTGAGCGAAAAGCTCATCTACCTTACACCCCTTCCTATCATCCAGACGGTTCTTAGCATATACGCTTGCAGAAGGTTGTAGGATAAACCCACGGACTTCCTCACCGTCATCTGTTGTCTTCTTAACCAAACGAGCAACCACATCGGTCAAACCAAGAAAGTTATTCAGGATTTTATTCCGAATGTCTGGCATAGCCCTGTTGTAAATCATGCCATTCTCGTCTGACCATTGATCCGATGTTTCCCATGCAGTAAATACAATCCGTTTGTTTAACTGCAAAAGCGCTCGTAAACTATCCAAGATAGTGAAGTCAACTCGTTGGTAATCTGCTTGTGTTGGTACTCGATGGTTTTTTCCATCTCGTCCTAGATTGGCAAGGCAAGCTCTGAATAATTCAGAAACATTATCAACCACGATTGTGTCGTATGGCTTACCTGCCCCATTCAGTAGTTCTTTAACCACTGATAACCATTCATCCCAAATCTTATGCGTATCGACATCTGCAATATCAATGTTAGGATTGCCAGCTAAGACTTTTGCTGACTTATCAATATTGATAACTAATGTCTTTCCTGGAATGAATGAAATTGCAGTTGTCTTCCCAAAACCTGGATTCCCATAAATCAGGTAACAGGCATCATTATTTGTAATTTCTGTTGCTTTAGTGATTTTCATCCTCGAATGCCTCCGTTAATGCTGAACTTGTGTCATAGCTTGCTCGAACTTGTCTTTTTTGTTCTTCCAACAATTCTTTCACAAGTTCTTTTGGTACTTTGTATTCATACCGTTTTAATACCTCTTCCACTGCTCGATTGATATCTTCTTCAATCTGTCTAGTGAATGAACAAGTATTGATCATCAATGAACTGACTGTTTTGTCTCCAAACTTATCTGAATAATCTGGAGCGCATACCAATTCATATTTTGAGTTAACGTAAAATCTCACCAGTCATACTCCCTTCCTTTAAATTCATTCTTTAGATCCGTACTCCCACATTTTGGACATTCAATGATTGGGTAACTATCAACATACTCGAATGTGTTCCCACAATCACGACATCCACACTTCCAGATATATAAGCTCATACAATCACCCCTTTGGATATGGTAGGGCAAGTAGTTCAGGTCTAAGCCCTTCTGGTTTTTGTGTGTCGTATGTAAATTGACGGTCACAATTGCGAATGTTCATGCGTGCGATATTATTGAACTGATTTCTACCTTGTTGATAGACTTCAATAATCATTCTGTCATGTTCTTCTTGTGCTTTCTTTTTCGCTTTCGCTTTCTGTTCGCTATTTGCAATCAATAACAATGCGATGAATAAGCAAGTAATAATTGTTACAAGTCCTAAAAATTGGCTTGCTAAAGTCGGTTCTGTCATTTTTCTTTTTCCTCATAAATCTTAATTATTTTGTCTTTATCTGCGATAATCTGCATCGCTTGTTGTAGTTTTTCTTCAGTTTCAATCAGCTTACGGTTTTTATCC